ACAGTCTTTGACATTCAAGCTTCCCCCTTCTATCAGTCTTCGTAAACTTTCGGTAATATCGCTTGAAATAATGCCCTTGTACCGTGCCTTTGCCTTCTTTATGTCGTCCTTGTTAAGCCCCAATTCGTAACCTAGGGCATTCCTTACAGTTTCGTTTACCAAAGCCGCTATTTGACTGTAACTTTTGCCTTTCCAATTCTGGGGTTTTGGTAAAGTCCCGTGAAGATAAGCCCCCAGCAACGCCATGACGTAGGGACGTAGAATTTCCATTTCGTCGTCGATCTTCGTATCCCTGAGATAATATCCCGAATAGCGAATATCATGCCTTGCCGCTGAATAGAACATCAGCCTTTTGACCCGCCTTTCTTCTTTCAGCGGGATATACATCTTTTCGTGGGCGTCCCGATACTTCCTGACGTCGATAAATTCTTCCATGTCCTTCCACGGGACGGTGGCGAAGGAAACGTGTTCGTAAGTATTTCCGCCAATTAAGATGTGGTCAGTTTTAACGCTTTTCACGTCTGGCTTTCTTTTAAAATCGTATTCCCACTTGATAGACTTCCTTTCGACCTTCGCAACTTCCTTATTTTTCAACAGGTAGTCGCTTAATGAAGGCAGTATTTTCTTTTCATAGGTTACCCGCCCAGTTCTTGAAAGAAACAGTTCGGCTAAATATTCCGTTTCCCTGTTCTTCTTTTCCATTTCCGAAGAGAAGTTCCCATCCAACCCTTTGAAGTAATACCCCGCCTTGGCTTGCGGTAATTCCCACGTCTGGCCGTCTTTTATTTCGCCAACACCGAAGCCCCCACGTGTCGTAAAGATGACAAGATCCCTTGCTTTGTGCTTTATTTCGAACATGTCGTCTTTGCCCGCTACATAAAGTCGCTTTTGTCGATATAATTCCCCAAAGCCGAAGGCATCTAAGTTGAAGACCACTTCCGGCGGCGCATCGGATAAGAAGCCGTCGGTCGTAACTGATGCGATGCGGTATCCCTTCCATACAAGTTCCGTCATTGCCGCAGTCACACAAGCCCGAATGAAAGAAGTTACAAAGGCAGCCATATAGGGCATGGTTATCGACGAAAAAGGGGTTTCCTGCGTCTTGCGTTTCCTGGTCGAAAAAGCCCGCTTGCCGCTCAGACCTTGCCCAAGTTTGCCGTATATCGAATTATTCATTTCCTTTAAAAGCAAGTCCGGAATTGACTTTTTGCCGAATTGTTGTTTTGCTAATTCCCGTTTTTCTATCAAGATCTTTATAACTTCACCGAAAACATGATCGCCCATGGGAACGACATAGTAAGAACCATTTACAGGCGTTATCTTCGCACCCAACTGCCTAGCCAGTATTATTTCCGGTGACGTCGCCCAAGTACGGCCCTTAAGCGGAAATATCAAGCCCCTGCCTTCGTCGTCTTTGATGGGAAAGCACGGAAAGGGCGTATCATCGGGAAATTCGAAGTCGATCAAAACGCAAACATATTCGTCGATGCCAATTTCGTTCAAGTCCGTTCTGGTATAGCATTCGGAAAGCAACGGCGTCCCTAGCATCTGCATACCGATGGGATAAGCCCCCGCCAAGTCGTAGTCATACCAAGGGCCGTGATGAATTCCGTATAAAAAGCATTCGTTGCGTCCGCCGTAGTAACTGTTGCTCGCCGCTTCCATGGGTAACGCAAGGTCGTCACGCCATTTTTCCATCGTTATTACCTTTCCCTTCTTTTCGTTGATGAAAACTTTTCGCCCAAGAAAGTCGGTATTAAAGTCCTTTGCCTTCCAGCCCTTCTGTTTCATAACTTGCTTCTTGACCCAGCTTGCCCCCAAACTAGCCATAGTTACAGGCAAAAACCTTCGATTAGTCAAATTTTCCGTGAAGTCCTGAACTGAAAAAGCCCAATAAAGCGTGACAACAGGATCGATAGACGCATAAATTAGAAATTCAAAGGGATCGTTATCAAGAAAAGTTTTCATGTCTGACTTATCGTATTGGGGCGGAATTTCGACTTTACCAATGCCTAATACATTACCCAACGCTTCAAGACTACTGCCGGCGGGGGCAAGAAGCGTAGTATCCCGAAGAAAGATGTCGTGATGGCAATTATGGCGAGAAGAATCAATCAGTTGCATAGAAATCGGCCTTTCAATGGTAACAAGTGTCTTTCGCAAGCTGTCGGAAGATTCCATTATGTCGTCGTAGTTTTCCGTGGCAGTATAGTCAACGCTTCCAAAATGAGAAACAACCCAAATCCGCGAAGAAGACGTAAAGTCAAAGTGCAGCCCTTGAGTGTTCATATCTTCGAAAAACCAAGAAAGAAGCACGGAAAAAGGAAGTTTCTTACCGCCAGCAAAGCATATCCAAGCATACATATCATCACCAATAGTCGTCGAAAGTTGATAGCTTAATATGTGGCGGGCTTCATCATCTTGGTAGTATTCGGTATCAAAACCCACGAAATATTCCGGGCGGGGCTTCTTTTTCTTTGGTGCCAATTTATCGGCGGGGGCAAGTGGTGCCAATTTATTATGGATATCCATAGTCAATTTGGCACCACCTTGAGAAGCCAGTTCCCGCAAGGCGCCTTTTGTCTGATAAAATGCGAAACTTTTTGGGTTTTGTTTTTGGGGTTCCAAGACATCAGTATTTGCAAGGGTTTTTGGCGCCACTTCATTTTGCGAAAGTTTTGGGTTTCCCGAAATGCAATTGGCACCACTTTTGAACGTGTGTTTTAGAAGAATTGCGGGGAAGACATTATTGTAGTAACGCTTATTTTCCGCCCGAATTGGTTCAAGCGAATGCCCGTGGTTGGCAGGAATTCTTGATGTAATTACCTTTTTCGCCTTGATGATATCCTTTATTTGACGTATAATATCCATAACATAAAGCTCCTTTCGGCGGGACGGGTCCGACAACCAATATCCCGCCATTTTTTTTATTTTGTATTTATCCTTTCCAAAGCTTCTTTTTGTATTTGTCTTGCTCTTTCTTCTTTCCATCGTTTGTATTCTTCCGCAATTTTTTCGTCTTCTTTAAGTAGCCCAAGTGCCCTTAACTTCTTTTCATAATTTGTTATATCGCGACGGGACCCCCTTTCAGCTTGTAGGTATCCTTCAGGGGAAATTTCCAACAGTAATGCCATTTCACGAACGCTTAAACCTAATCTTTTTCTTAATTCAATCAAAGGATTTTCCTTCATCACAATCACCCCATAGAAATTATACCACTTTTTATTCTTTTGTTCTTGTCAACCACACCCCTTGCTTGTCAATCGTGCCCCCGCTTGTTGCCGAATCGGGAATGGGGGCACATATTATATGTGATAACCTACTATGCCTTTGTTCCACAAAGTCAAGTAGGCCAGGGTGCTCCGCCCCCTTGGAACCCCCATTTTCCGCATGAAGCCCAGCCGTCTTTGACCTTCCCGCCTTTCGGTTCGGTCGTCTCGCTCGTGTGGCTTCATGCGCAACGGTACGCCGAAGGACTTCGTCCTTAACCATGATTTCCTTCCGTTTTCATGAATTTCAAAGAATCCCATAACCATGCGGGTTTATATGCTTTAACATGAAAGGGCCTTAAAGCCAGTTCCCATGCGGCTTTAAAACGTTCTTTAAAGTATGAAAACGCTCCAGAATGCCCCAGATTCAATTTCAAAATGGCTCCTGGTATAATCCATCGTCTTATCGAATGATGTCCCTTGCCTGGTCGGAATAGAAGGCATCAAGCAAGACGTCCATGACAGGGTGGTGGATATTAGATGACGCCTTTTCGATAACATTTTCAAGAAATTCCGCCTGCTTATCCGGTAGTTTTCCAGCAATAGTCCCGAGATTTTCTCCAAACTGACGTACAGCTGTAAATGTATTTTTCAATTCTTGTTCTAACTTTTCGCTTCGTTCGATTTTTGACTGGTTTTGTATTATAGTGTTCTCGGTTTCAACTAATTCTTTTCTTTTGACTTCAAGCTGAACTTCCAGTCGCGATAATTCCTTTTCATAATTTTCCTTTCTGCGTTCATAAGTTTTAATCCGCTTTTCAAGCCTTTTTGCCTTTTCGCTTTCTTCTTCGCCTTTTTGTTTAAGTTCTTTGAGCTGCCTTTCCGCCTTGGCAATCAGTCTTTCTTTATCTTCGATGTCGCTAATCTTTTTATCCCGATGTTTTTCTAGTTTTCGGATTTCATCGATCAACATTTCCTTTTGCGTAGTGAGTTTTGATATTTGGTCTTCAAGATCTTTTACAATTACTTCCTTTTCTTCGATGGCGTTGGGCAGGCTGTTATGAAGTTCCCGAACCGAACGATGAACGTAGGTATGCATCGGTTCTCCATCACGGATTCTTTCGTCTTTCGGCTTGCCCCTAGTGATATCAAAGCCCATTTCCCTACATACTTCGCCTGCGATATCTTGAATACGCTTCATGTCCTTTTGTTTTAAGTCAAGTAAGGTTCCGTCTTTTCGCATCATCCGCAAGACGAAATGGCCGTGGGGTGCTTGTTCGTCAAAATGGGCTATCAACTGAATACATCTCGTGCCGTATTCTTGACATATCCGTCTTACGATGTTCGCATAAAGAAGTTTAAGTCGTTCCCTGTCTTTCATGACAATTTCTTGTGCTTCTTTCCCGAAAGTGATGACGCCCGAATAGGCGATATTATTGTTCTTCGTCAGCAATCGCTTTCTTTTTAATCCGCTTTCACCACTTTGAAAGATGTTTTGCCGATGTTTATTAAGAAGGTTCAAGTACTCATAACCCGTGATATGAGCCAGTTTGCTATCGAAGATGACTACGTTTTCACCGATGCGGGACTTGTCGATGTATTTTGGGATGTATTTATTCTCTCGCCTGTCGTGTTTAAGCTGATTGTGGTATTGGTTCGGCTTCAGGCGGGACAGTCTCACCGATACAGTCTTTGACATTCAAGCTTCCCCCTTCTATCAGTCTTCGTAAACTTTCGGTAATATCGCTTGAAATAATGCCCTTGTACCGTGCCTTTGCCTTCTTTATGTCGTCCTTGTTAAGCCCCAATTCGTAACCTAGGGCATTCCTTACAGTTTCGTTTACCAAAGCCGCTATTTGACTGTAACTTTTGCCTTTCCAATTCTGGGGTTTTGGTAAAGTCCCGTGAAGATAAGCCCCCAGCAACGCCATGACGTAGGGACGTAGAATTTCCATTTCGTCGTCGATCTTCGTGTCCCTGAGATAATATCCCGAACGTCGAATATCCCGCCGTGCAGTAGCATAAAACATAAGCCTTTTGACCTGCCTTTCTTCTTTAAGCGGGATATACATCTTTTCGTGGGCGTCCCGATACTTCCTGACGTCGATAAATTCTTCCATGTCCTTCCAGGGGACGGTAGCGAAGGAAAGGTGTTCATAATGCCTTCCGCCAATTTCGATGTGGTCGGTTATAACGCTTTTCATGTCGGGCTTTCTTTTAAAATCGTATTCCCACTTGATAGACTTCCTTTCGACCTTCGCAACTTCCTTATTTTTCAACAGGTAGTCGCTTAAAGAAGGCAGGATTTTCTTTTCGTAGGTTACCCGCCCAGTTCTTGAAAGAAACAGTTCGGCTAAATATTCCGTTTCCCTGTTCTTCTTTTCTATTTCCGATGAGAAGTTCCCATCCAGCCCTTTAAAGTAGTATCCTGCCTTGGCTTGCGGTAATTCCCACGTCTGGCCGTCTTTTATTTCGCCAACACCGAAGCCCCCACGTGTCGTGAAGATGACAAGGTCCCTTGCTTTGTGCTTTATTTCGAACATGTTATCTTTTTCTGCTACATGAAGTCGCTTTTGTCGATATAATTCCCCAAAGCCGAAGGCATCTAAGTTGAAGACCACTTCCGGCGGCGCATCGGATAAGAAGCCGTCGGTCGTAACTGATGCGATGCGGTATCCCTTCCATACAAGTTCCGTCATTGCCGCAGTCACACAAGCCCGAATGAAAGAAGTTACAAAGGCAGCCATATAGGGCATGGTTATCGACGAAAAAGGGGTTTCCTGCGTCTTGCGTTTCCTGGTCGAAAAAGCCCGCTTGCCGCTCAGGCCTTGCCCAAGTTTGCCGTATATCGAATTGCCCATTTCCTTTAAAAGCAAGTCCGGAATTGACTTTTTACCGAATTGTTGTTTTGCTAATTCCCGTTTTTCTATCAAGGTCTTTATAACTTCGCCGAAAACATGATCGCCCATGGGAACGACATAGTAAAAACCATTTACAGGCGTTATCTTCGCACCCAACTGCCTAGCCAGTATTATTTCCGGTGACGTCGCCCAAGAACGGCCCTTAAGCGGAAATATCAAGCCCCTGCCTTCGTCGTCTTTAATGGGAAAGCACGGAAAGGGCGTATCTTCGGGAAATTCGAAGTCGATCAAAACGCAAACGTATTCGTCGATGCTAATTTCGTTCAAGTCCGTTCTGGTATAGCATTCGGAAAGCAACGGCGTCCCTAGCATCTGCATGCCGATGGGATAAGCCCCCGCCAAGTCGTAGTCATACCAAGGGCCATGATGGATTCCGTACAAAAAGCATTCGTTGCGTCCGCCGTAGTAACTGTTGCTCGCCGCTTCTATGGGTAACGCAAGGTCGTCACGCCATTTTTCCATCGTTGTTACCTTTCCCTTCTTTTCGCTGATGAAAACTTTTCGCCCAAGAAAGTCGGTATTAAAGTCTTTTGCCTTCCAGCCCTTTTGTTTCATAACTTGCTTCTTGACCCAGCTTGCCCCCAAGCTAGCCATAGTTACAGGCAAAAACCTTCGATTAGTCAATTTTTCCGTGAAGTCCTGAACTGAAAAAGCCCAATAAAGCGTGACAACAGGATCGATAGCCGCATAAATTAGAAATTCAAAGGGATCGTTATCAAGAAAAGTTTTCATGTCGGACTTATCGTATTGGGGCGGAATTTCGACTTTACCGATGCCTAAAACATTACCCAGCGCTTCAAGACTACTGCCGGCAGGGGCAAGAAGCGTAGTATCCCGAAGAAAGATGTCGTGAAGGCAACTATGGCGAGAAGAATCAATCAGCCGCATAGAAATCGGCCTTTCGATGGTAACAAGCGTCTTTCGCAAGCTGTCGGAAGATTTCATTATTTCGTCGTAGTTTTCCGTGGCAGTGTAGTCAACGCTTCCAAAATGGGAAACAACCCAAATCCACGAAGAAGACGTAAAGTCAAAGTGCAGTCCTTGAGTGTTCATATCTTCGAAAAACCAAGAAAGAAGCACGGAAAAAGGAAGTTTCTTACCGCCAGCAAAGCATATCCAAGCATACATATCATCACCAATAGTCGTCGAAAGTTGATAGCTTAATATGTGACGGCCTTCGTCATCTTGGTAGTATTCGGTATCAAAACCCACGAAATATTCCGGTCGGGGTTTCTTTTTCTTTAATGCCTGTTTATTATGGATGTCCTTAAGTGCCTGTTTATTATGGATGTTCATAGTCAACTCAGCACCACCTTGAGAAGACCGTCCCCGCAAGGCACCTTTTGTCTGATAAAATGCGAAACCTTTTGGGTTTTGTTTTTGGGGTTCCAAGACATCAGTATTTGCAAGGGTTTTTGTCGACACTTCATTTTGCGAAAGCTTTAGGTTTCCCGAAATACAGCCGGCACCACTTTTGAACGTGTGTTTTAGAAGAATTGCGGGGAAGACATTATTGTAGTAACGCTTATTTTCCGCCCGAACTGGTTCAAGCGAATGCCCGTGGTTGGCGGGAATTCTTGACTTAATTACCTTTTTCGCCTTGATGATATCCTTTACTTGACGTATAATATCCATCTTTTCGGCGTTTTCCCGCAATTTCCCCATTTGTTCCGCCGTAAGTAATCCGCCCGCTTGTTGACACGTTTCGCCGTTTGCGATATAATCTGACACAGGCATCACCCCCATGGTTACTTATTTCCCTAAAAGGGCCGGACCCCCCCGGCCCCTTCTATTTTGTTTTAATTCGTTCGATATTGCGTAGTTGACAAGATATCGTTCCACTTTCTTGATTGGAAGTTGCTTGTCAAGTACGATGGCCTGCTTGTCACGGATGAAGTCGTCAAGTTCTTCTTCGAAAAAGTATCCGCCGATATTGTCGTCATAGTTATAATATGCGCAAAGCCCGTGATTTGTTCTTGCCACGTATATCACCGCGCGTCACCCCCAAAAAGATTGTCTTCATCCCACAGCGGGGACAAATCGTCGTCTTGGTCGCAGGTGACATTCGCATCTAAATCGCCTTCATACGGAATTTCCAAGAAGTCGGGAACGGAATCGGTAAGCTTTTCAAGTTTTATAAGTTTTAATCGCCCGATGAGCACGCTGTCGCTAAGTTTTATAAGTTTTAATCGCCCGATGAGCACGCTGTCGCAAAGACGAATCATCTTATATGCATCATTACGTTCCATCCGCCTAACCAACCCAGTCTCGGAATCGAAGAACACGAAACAATCCCTACCTACCTTCAGAACGCCCTGCATTCCTAATCACCCCCATGTAAAACTTTAAAAACCCCGATACTTCACGCACAAGATACCCGTTTCTTAAAAGAAAGTTTGTGTTGACCAAAAGTTCCGGCCTTTTCTTAATCTGGTTATAAAACGTTGCGTGCGAAATCCCATACTTCGGAAGGTCCCTGACGCCTACAAATTCTTTTTCGTTTTCCACTTCCATCACCCCCATTTTGACTATATTATAAACATTTTTTACAAACTTGTCAACGAAAAATGCGTTTTTTGAGTAAGTATTTTTACTGATTTTTCAAGCCCGCATCACCGCCCCCCGCCGACCACGTTCCGCAACGCCTTATCCTTTTGACTATATTATAAACATTTTTTACAAACTTGTCAACGAAAAACGACATTTTGGGGACGTATTTTTACTGATTTTTATGCCCTGCGGTCCTTAAATTTTCCAAGCGCGAAGGCCTGCGCCCAAAAAGAAAGGCCCCGTTGGTGGGGCCTTCTAATTTTGCGACATTGCCTTCGTCCCGTCTAATGCGGCGGGCCGGACTTAATCCTTCCATGGCGTTCTGTGTGCGTTCGTCTAATCAACGATCGCACCAACAACACCACCTAGCACAAAACCAAGCAATGCATACTTGTATGTTTTCCGTTCCGCCGCTTTTAGTTCGGCATTGATTTCGGCGGCAAGTTTTTCCCACGATTGCCGTTCGCTTTCATGCCGCATGATAAGTTCGTTCGTTTTGTCTACGTATTCCTGAACGGCCAGCCTTTCTTTTTCGATCTGTTCCTTCAGAACCCTGTTTTCAACTTCCAGTTCTTTAATGTAGCGGTATAGATCAATGGCGTCCTGAACATCCATCACAACCTTGTTGTTTTCGGCCATTACCGTCGCTTCGGATTGTGTTGAGAACGGAATTAAGACCGTCAACAACACCATCAATGCTATCAGGCACCTTGATATTCTTTTTTGCACTTTCGATATCCCCTTCCAATTGTGCTTGTACCTTTTTTATCATATCTTCGGTCTTCACGATTTCTTCGGTTATTTCGTCGACGCTTTGTTTATTAGTTTCTAAGTTTTGTTTTAGTTTCTGCATCTTGTCACTTTTTCGATTATGCGAAATAAAGAACAATCCAACCGCAAAGGTAAGAAAACCAAGTAAGGCCTTAAGCATCTTCTTTATTTTCTTCCACATTCGCATCACCGTCGCATGCACATTTTCCGCCTTCGTTCTGCCCGCCTTTTATCGCTTCAAATGAACTGGATGCGAAGTAGGCGCCTATCGTCGCCGAAACGACGTAGATAATAATATCTTTGATCTGATCAGGCGGGGCAGTCATGGTAAATAAATGAAAAAGAATTACAAATGTCGTTAGTCCCGCCGCCCACAAGGCAAGAATTTTTCGAAGTGGCGCTTTTCTTATTTTGTCCGCATCAACCATTTTAAAATCTCACTACCTTCACTTGAAGACTATCGTGATTATTATGGAAAAGATAACACCCAAGAACGTCGACGCCAGCGCCCAGCCCTGCATGCGCAACTTGTCATTAAGTGCATCAAGGCGGGATTCAAGTTTTTCGTTTATGTCATTGTGCCGTTCAAGTAAATCGAAAAGTTGCTTATACTGCGTTTCGATTGTCGCTATTCGATATTCTAAAGAAATTCGGTCTTCATAATTTCCCATCCATTATTACCTTCTTCACGTCAAGAATTCGATTGATCCATCCACGCAGGAAAACCAATTGCGACGAATTGCCGGCGACAATATCGCTGTACCCCTGAAGGCGTCGATCAAGAAAAACGTCGCAAAGAAAAAGAACAGGGAATGTGCAATCACTTCTATACCTTGCAAGGTATTCTTTGATGGCATTCATGGTCTTGTCGCCAATTATGCCGTCGACTTTAAGCGCATTATTGTTATTTATTTTGTTTAGTGCGATTTGAAGGAATTTAATTGCCGCAACGGGCCCACAATTTACCGCCGTGTCGAATACGCAAAAATCAAGCGGGGCGGGAAGTTCGTCGCATTTGCATCGATCCCAATAATTTGACTTGTAAATTAGTTTTGCTTCCTGTATGGTCAGCGCCTGTATATTATCGTGTTTTACTATGCCCGCCTTAAAAGCCGAAGACAACGTTGACTGCGTAATGCCATATTTCGTTTTCCCGCCACGGTCGGCAGGGTGGTCGGAAAAAACGCCTTCAAAATTTAAAACCTTGCTAACACAAGTATCGAATTTGCTCACGCCAATCACCCCTACATATTATACCACACGCAGTCAACGTCATCAATTCAGGGGCGTGTTACGGGGTAGGGTCATCGCCCCAAATTAAGCCCGCCGCCGTAAAGGTATTGACGGGGATAGAAGTATTTCCGCTTGTTCCGTGCAAATATACAAGGCCGCCACCGCCAACATCGGCTACTAAACCGCCTACGCCCGAAAGGTTGGCGTTTTGAATGTTAACCTTGGACCCGCCATAGCAAAGTGCGCCTGCCCCCGTGTGTTCCGCCAAATCTTGGATTGTCAGCGTGCAACCTTTTGCGTATACTTCGGACCCGTTGTTGCATACTATCAAATCGCCATTCGTATCTATAAAATTGCATTGCGGGGCATAAACCTTAGAACCATTATTGCAAACAATTGCGCCTTCTGTTAGCGTTATAGGGCCACTTATCGTTAGGCCACGGGCGATAACCGTAGAACAATCAGTGCATTTTATAGCGATTGGATATTTAGAAATTGATACATGATTTAAGTTTACAACCGATCCACCGCTGCACAAAACGCCAGCCACATTACCCGTCCCGGTAAAAGCAAAGCTAAAATCGCCAAGGTACACACGGGAACCGTTGGTGCATTCAATAAGTTCCTTTCCTACGGTTTTTGTACTATCATAAAATCCCTTTGAAAGTATAACTTCGGAATTGTCAGAACAAATAATTAATTTTCCAGCAATTGGTTGAAAGTCGGATGTGTAATAAGAATAATTATACACCCTAACCTTCGATCCGCTTTTGCATGTTATTAAATTGTTACCAGAACCAGCATATCTTAGGTTCGAATAAACTATAATATTAGAACCGCCTTCTGCATAAATATTATCACCCGTTGTTCTACCATAAATTTCGTGTGTTAGGCAAAAACTTGATCCATTACACGAAAGTCCAGTTCCGCAATTGTCGACGTTAATTTGCTGACCAAAAAGCATTGAACGGTCCCCAACACTTATTCCGTTGCTACAATAGGAAGCCCTTATTTCGGACCCAGAAAATATCTTTGAGTCATTATATAGCTCAATTCCTGTGCTACCATTTGTGGCTGCAATACCATATGCTACAACGATACCACCCCTTGAAATTCTAAGGTTCCACGAACCATTATTGCTTGCGGTAATTTTGTCGGCCGACAAAATTACGCCACCTTGCATTTCAATTCCACAATAATAAGCCCCAGAAGCCGTGATAGTATGAGAAGAAATAAGAAAACCGTTTTGTATATGTATTAAAGCATAACCACCAGTTATAGTAAAACCCCCATTTAAAATAGCGCGCCCACCGCTAAGTAAACAAAGCCCAACAACCCAACCGGTGGAAGGTAAAGAAAAATTGCACCTTTCGAAGACTGGTAAACAACCATTATTACAAGCTAAAAAAGCCGCTTTTTNGGGGCTTGTATATGTAAAATTTTCGCCATTAATACCTATTGTTTCGCCATTGGTTGTTATTGTTATCCACGATAAATCAATACCATCTGCGTAAATTTGATCCTTAATTACAAAAGGTTTTCGTATAACTATGTTCACACGTGGGGTTCCGGAAATAGAAAACGGTTTTGCCCCAACAGGGTAGTATTTTTTAATGGCGTATTCAACGGCCGCACGAAGGCTGGTAAATTCGTCATTATCGCTTACATAAATAGTAACGGGGTCTTCGCACGGATTTAATCCTATTCCGGCATCACGCAACTTCTTACCGTCAACGCCATCAAAAACGGCGATGTTGCCGTCTATAGATTCTGATGGCCCGGCAACTGCATCGGCTGGCAACGTTTGAAGAACGTCTTCCAACTTTATAGCCGAATCCCGGATTACTTTTCCGCTTTCGTCGGCAAAAAGCGGGATAGAACCAACCAATGAAGAAGTTGGCCCAATAACTACATCGTCCACGTTTTTGTCGGATTGCCTAATTACGTTACCGCTTTCACCATCGAAGACGACAATGGCGTTATCCGAAGCCGAATCGGGTCCCGTTACTATATTTGCAGCCTTTTTCCCACTGTCCACAAGCGTATTTCCGTTAATGCCCGTGAACGCCGGAATATTCCCCGCCGTTATGGGTCCTGTTTTTCGCATTACGTCAACAATAGACAAAGCCGAATCCGATAAAGATTTACCGCTTTCGTCATAAAAAACTGGAATATTCCCGCCTGTTGCGGTATCAGGGCCTGTTACAAGTTTATTCGCCGGTTTGCCGCTATCCTTAATTACGCTTCCGTCTTGTGACGAAAACATGGGGACATTATTAACTGTCGCATCGCCTTCGATTGAAACAATGTCGTTTATGTTTTTATTGCTGTCTTTTATGCGTTTACCGCTGGTGCCATCGAACACGACAACATTTTCGTCGCCTGATATAGGAACGCCCGAAACCATTTCCGAAACAGGCGCTGATATTATTTCTTGCAGGCTAATACCCGAATCTATAATTGTTTTTCCCGAAGAATCCCCGAACACGGGGACGTTATTCGGCGTGGCTGAACTTGGTCCTGTTATCCTTTCCAAAACCTGATTGATAACATCCTGCAGTTGTGTCAAATTAGCTTTTATGTCTATTTGATCCTGTAGGTTTTTAAGATCGAATTTTTTAGTGACGGGCGTGTCACCAATCTTTTCCGACACTTCCACAAAAGTCTGGTTGATTATGTTATTAATACTTTCGGCTATTTCTGAAATTTTAATTCCCATTTCATTATCCCCCTATTATTCTTATCGTTCCCTTTTCGGTAATTCTATCGCTTCCATCTTCCGTGATTCGCTTTAGTATGTCGTCAATCCTTACATCCGATTCAACACGCCTTTCCACACCGTCTTCGGTGTATCTTTGTTCGCCCGTTTCGTCTACACGTCGATATAAAACATCTTCTTCAACAAAATCTTCGATAAAACGTTCTTCATCATTTTCGGTAATTCTAACTTCGCCGTTTTCGGTTATTCGTCCCGGGAAAGTTTCTTGATAATAGTATATCACAAATTCCTGCTTTTGCCAACTTTCGAAGCCGTCACGCACCGACCATATACTAACAAGCAATTCGCCATCGACGTTAAGCGGCGGAACGACGATCGAAGTTCCTTCAATTCCGTCTTGCCGGAATAAAACTTCCTGATTTAATACTTGTTTGATTTCAACGGAATACGTCGTGCCTTCTTCGGGCGTAATGTTACCTTCTGTGTGATCTACAATGTAAGCAGTTTGCAACAGCCTGTTCCTGTGGCGCCACGTTATGTTAAGTTCGGGGTTCCCTTCGAAAGATGCGCCTTCAGGGTATGCAATGTCGTTTATTGTCGGATATGCCGGCGGGTATGGCCTATCAATGCGGGCGTTAAATTCAACGTTGATTGATTCCGCCTGCGATAGCGGAAGTTCGCCTTTGCCCGTTATTGTGCAAAGTTTAACGTTTACCCGTTCGCCGTCAATGAATTCCCGCCTTTCTGCACCAAACCAACCACTTGCAAAATAAATAACTTCGCCTGCGGCATGCGGTTTTGCCACGGTATCAAGACATCCACGCTTTATGCGGATTTTGTTTCCGCTGATAGATTTGGTTCCTATTATTTCGTCGCCAAGTATTGCATATTTATTGTCGCCAAATTCGGCAAGTTCAAGCTGCGTAGCATTCGCAATGACGACTTCATCATCAAGAAAGCCAATGTCTTCATCGATAATGCATGTCGGGCAAAATTCCGCTTTTGTAAATTCGTTACCGTCAACGTATACACGGTATCCAAAATTGTAAGATACAGGGGCACGGGCTAGTGTCCCAAGGAATCCAAGGCCTTCATTTTTAGGCATGGCTTCCAAAGATTCTGGATCGGAATTCATCACAATTTCCCAGTATGGAAGTTCCGTCACTACTTTATGAGTAACGTTAACAGGATCGGGGACGGGGTCTTCCCAAAGCGGGTTTTGCTGGTTAACGTACGAAGAAGGCTTCAAGCTATAAATGTCTTCGACGGCTTCAATTTTTATCGTCGGGCTGGTAAATTCGCCATAGTCCACTTCGCCAACACGAAAAGAAACGCCGTCAATTCCAAGTTTCGGCCAATATACCTTTATAACATCGCCGGGAAGTATGATTGTGTCGTCAGTCGGCCTTTTTACAATTAGCGAAATTTTACTCAAAGACGAAGACGCAACCTGCAAATCCCTTGTTGCAACACGCACTGCAAGTTCGTGGGTTGGAATTCCGGGATATTTACGTTCGTCGGCAACAACCTTGCCTTGAGCGTTTATATTCGCAATGTCTTGCACGGTAACGCTGCGTTCGTCGCCCGTCCAAAAATCGACATACGTTACGGTTATTTGATTGGTTGTTTCGGCCAATGAAGTTCGCTGAAAAGAAGTTACCTTTTGAATGTCCTTTTCATAAATGGTGTGCGTTTTGTATGACGTAGGGTCTTCGGGAATTGTAAGTTGGAATTTTCCCGTAACGGGGTTGACAAAAAGTATGGCCCCCATGTGGTCAAGTATGGTTTGCATAAAACTTTCCAACGATTCGCCGTTCCATGCAATGCAAAGTTTGAATTTTTCATTTTCGTAATATTGCCCTGCAGACCTAAAGTTATAAAAGTCGGCTTCGCCAAGGTTATTTTCGTATATAAGTTCAAGCAGGATACTTACGGGGTTTGCGCCAACCACCGTTAAATCGGGCGACCACGGGGCGTAATCGGGAATGCGTGTTACCATAAAATGCCACGGTTTAATGTACGGATTCATGGCGGAAAGGTAACACTGCCGTGCTACGACGGATAAAACGCCACGAAAGGCCGGAACATCACTGCCAAGTTTAGATAAAAGATAATTGTTTTGCCCCTGATTGTCTGTTCCGGGAAGAATATCGATATATCCAACGACACCGCCTTCACGGTCTTCCCCGCCGAAAAGATCGGGCTTATTTAAATAATAACTGTACGGGTGAAGATTGACAGGTGGTATTCCCAAGTACATCGGAATATTTTGATAAACGGTTTTGTCGCCTATTTTAATAGCCCACACGGCGGCGGGGCCTTCACACACAACCATGTGAAGTCCGGCATAGTATTTATATCCAACGGTAACTTGACTTGACCCCATCCCGCCCATAATTATTCGCCTTCAATCTGTTTTAATTTAGCTATTAGTTTATTAAGCATAGCGTCGTCAATACCTTCGATTTCAGCGATATCTATGCCGTTTTTAACAAAGTTTTTAAAATCTATGTTATGCATTGCACAGAATTTTTTAATTCCACGCACGCAATACCCGAATCGTCTTACGTCGTTTATGTAAATCTTCATTTTCCCGAAGTCTTCTTTTTAATAGGTTCCGTCTTAAGATCGCCATACCACACCACGTTCGGCGACTTAATCCACACCGTCCCGTATACTTTCGGAATCGGTTTAGACGCAGACGCTATTGGAACGCCACTTTCTTCGATTTGACCCGCAGGCGGCGCCTTTGGCTTTGGCCTTAAAAGGTATGCAAGGTAACTAAACAGAAAACTTATTCCAATTGCTGTCCAAAATCCCATCGTTACACCCCCACTTACCAATAAATTGCCGAAGTAGACCCGAACGGGTTTTTCGGCGGTATCCACGGAAAGCCACCAAAATTAATATGGTTGTTAAATTTGTTTTTGCACATTTCCAATGTATGGTCACATCCCGGAAATAAAAATACCTGCTGCATAGATTGCGGGGTATGGTATGACGGTTGTATAAGATTCACGATTTGTTCATATGGAAAATCATTCGTTGTTGGTGACACGCCGTAGCTTTTACCAACCCTAAGAAGGTTATACCCCATAATCGAATCGTCGAAAAATGAAATAAATCCGCCATTGAAATATCCATTGTCAATCGGCGTGTTAAAGCCAATATTCCAAGTTTTGCCTTCGCAGCCAATGAAAAAACCTTCTACTTTAAAATTTTCGCTGTTCAATTTGCACATAGGCCCGTATAACACGTGCGGGCACGAAAAGCTATAGAACCGTGCGCCCTTATTCCCACCTATTGAAGCGTAAAAATTTTCGCACAAAAGCGTTGCCCCAACGATGCCCCATTCGACCGAAACAACCCGGCCCTTCCAAAAAACCTGCGTTGAATACCTTTGCGGGTAACCCGAAAGACGAATATGCCTTATATCAACGGTTACAACGAACGACGGCGTGGTATACCGGAACAGTTCAGCAATCTTAAAGTCCGAAGGCACCTGTATTTGAAGTTGCGTCCGCCTTACTTCACTTGATAAAACTATAGAACTGCGCTTTAGCGTGGCGGGATAATACGTAACTTCTGGGGCTGTTATTAAATCAGCGTCATATTCGATAGCTACAAGTTCTTTGTTTCCGTTGTAGTATCGATCCGTAATTCCGCCATATTTAAACACGTACGCTTCGTTATATGTCCCTAACATTTGTAATCACCGCAATATCCGCACAAAAACGGAACATTCCATAATGTCGTCGTGATAATCAAGGGTAACACGGTTTGTATCAAGGCGACATTGGTTAACAATTTCCCATCTATACCCTTCGTCAAAAAATAAAGCACGATCGGTAAAAACCATTTCGCTATTCGTATTTTGGTATCGTGTTGCGTTTAGAATTTGCACCACTTCCACGATATTTAAGTACGGATCATAATAGCATGTTATTTGCGGAAACCGCCCGGTATCGCTAAAATATGTTCCTTCCACTACGTATCTGATGTAGTCATCAACATATACACTATGCAAGTATACAACCTTGCTTTGAGAATGCGGGGCCGAAATATAAAAAGGCGTATACTTTCCCGACAAAAAATACAAGAACTGTTTCCACCGCCACTGCTGGGCCTTTGTTGACGCCAAGTAATTCAGCGTCCCCGTGTTTGTTAGCGCAAGCCTTGTTGGTTCGACCGCCATAACGCCAAAGCCGTTGTCTATGAATTCAACATTGCTATATACGTTTTCCCGTATGTCAGTAAACGTATAATTATCAAAAAGGCATTGCGCAGTGCTATATTCGCCTTCTTCGGGGAACGTTTTCTTTCCTATGTACGGCGGGGTTTCAATTATTTTAAAGTTAAACGAAAACACTGTATTGCCTTGGACTTGTTCGTATCCGATGTTGTCCTTCACAAAGCCAAGATAGGCCGGCATTACTATCGCCCGCTTGTAGTTATTAATCAGCGGCTTTTTAACAACTATGCCGTCAGCCCTTTTTTCGACGATTTCGGCCCCTTCGTTTTTGGCATCCGATTCGTATATGAAAGCAAAGCGTGAATAGTTTCCGAAGGAAGTATCAAAAGGAACGAACGTTGTATTACTTGAAAGGGCGCCTACATAGCTATCTTCCGACCAAACGGGAACGATCCACGGCTTCGATACGTATTCCTTAAATAAATTTCTAATGACAAGACAGTCTGTATCCCGCTTGATTAGTTCGTATTGTATTTCAATTCGTGGTTCTTGGTGAAAACGGTATCTATATTCGCCACTGTACGTTTCACATACGGGGTTTTGCCATTCATAAAATTCCTTAAAAGAATGACGGGGCGAAAACATAAAGACGGGATACGTTCCTTGTTCGGTTTCTAAAAACATATTCCCCACCAATTTTACATCAACCTTCCCGAATTACGCTGAACAATGTTTATAACCATTTTTTCGCCTTCCGACGTTGCCAAGTAGTCGCCAACGACCGATGGATCAAGAACGTTAACTATTTTGATATTCGATTCGGGCACACCTAGGCTAAAGTTCCTTGGCAATACCGTTTCGCCCCGCTGTAAAATGGCGGGGAATTCATCTGCCTTCAGCCCCGAATGAAGTTTTGGCGCATTAACGAAAAGCCCGGCAGGCGCAAGCGCTAACGATCCAGCCGACCCGACCACGCCCCCGCCGTGCATTACCATCGCAGGCACGCCAAGCATTCCTGAAAACATACCCTTTATTGAATTGACTAGCGGCTGGATTACATATAAACGTAACAATAAACGGGCGATATCTTCAAGCAAGCCGCTTAATACACTTCTTAGGTCCTGCCCGCCAATTATAGCGTTTTCAAACGCACTTTGAAAGGTCATCCCAAGGTCGTTAACTAAATCGACGGTTTGCGACGTATTCGTATTGACGTTTTGTAGCGTAGCCTGCATTTGTTCGTCCAGCATTCCAACGACCAGCGGAAGGCCTTCGAATTGTGTTTTTAACTTTTCGACCGAAAGCNAAAATTCTTCGGCGGTAATAACGCCTTTTCGCAACGATTCCGCAAGCTGTTCGAATTGTACCGTCGCAATTTCCGATGCTACCCGCTGCAGTTCCGCAAAACGGTTCCGCCATTCGTCGGTATTGACCTGCAGCCTTGCAACTTCGTTCTTTAGCATTGCGAAGTATTCTTCGGCGTTAAGTAACCCCTGTTGATATTCCCAAGACATTTCCCGCCAAAACTTTTCTATTCCCTGCGCTGCGGCTTCAGCTGCTTCGGCCATTTCCCGTTGCTGTCGCTTGTTACGTTCAACTAAAGCGTAAACTTCTTCGGCGTATCTGCGCTGTTCTTCAAGTCTTTTTCTTGCCCGTTCGGCTTCTTCGTCTGCCTTGCGTGATTCTTCGGATGTGCCAAGCGAAAGCGGCCATACGGGCGGCGGCTGTAGCGGTTGCGGCGTACGGCCTGCGAATTCAATGCCCGGCAACGTTGTGGCGTATGGTTGTATCCCCGCCTGTTCAAGTAGCTTGCGCATATAATCCCGATCTTGTGGATTAAGTTGTGGCGGTTCAAGTTTAACGCTTGGCCCCGTTGCCGCAAGCCCCATTGCGGCCGTTTGTTTTAAAACTTCTTTTGCATTTAACGATTCTTCTTTTGCGCGCTTTAGTTTGTAGAATAAGGCGATAAGTCCCGTTATTGCGCTTGCCACTATGACAATTGGTGCGGCTGGTCCCGTAGCAAGCGACAAAAGTGCCAAACCGAATTTACTTATTGTGGCAATTGCGAAAGACACGGCTGCGGCAAAAGGCCCACCTATAGCAAGAATGGCTATCAGCATTCCAAGTTTTTGTTTTGTTTCTTCGGAAAAACCGCTAATTGCGTTTCCAACCTTTTCAAAGGCGGCTTGAAGTTGCGGCATAACCCTTTCGGCAAGTCCCAATATTTGCGTCCCAATTGGTTCTATGGCCAGAAGAAAACTGTTTTTCGTTCGTTGCCATTGTTCCGAAAAACCATCCGTAGCGGCGGCCGTCTTTTCTATGGCATCCTGCGATTTTTCAAGCATTTTGACCATTTCTTCAATTTCAAAGCGGCCTTCCCGTATGGCAGTGGCAAGGTCGGGGCCGGCCCTTGTTCCGAAAACTTCCATGGCAATTTGCGTGGCTTCGGTGGTACTTTCGGCGTTCTTGATTTTGTTAATCAACGCTTCAAATGCCATTCCCGCATCGGTTATGCCTTCGTTTGCCAATTTTCCAAGGCCTATGCGAAGTGATCCAAGAACAAGTTCGGTGTTAACGCCCTGTTTTTCAAACTGCGAAAGAAGTGCTATTGCGGAATTTGTATCAAATCCCATGCCACGCAGTGCGGCGCCGTATTTATACAACTGCGTGGATAGCGTAGACATGCCGATCCCAGTAGCCTGCGCCGCCACAAACAGCTTGTTCATAAAAGAACTTGCTTCCTGCGCCGAAACGCCCCAGTCTTGCATTGCTTTCGACGCCTGCGCAACGACGGCGTTTACGTCTTCGTTAAGAAGTCTTGCGGCGTCAAGGGCAAGCTTGGACAGGTTGGTAAGCGCCATCCCGGTAAGGCCAAGCCTTGTGTTGAAATCCGCCAATACTTGCGCTGAAACATCGAACCCCTGCGTAACGTTGGCGGCAAGCGCTTTCCAGCTTTGCTGAAGGGCTTCCAATTCTTTGCCTTGTGCACCCGTTCCTGCGGCGATAAGGTCCATGGCTTCATCTATATCCAGCGCCGCCTTGGTCGCAACAGTGCCCATGGCAACAAGCGGGGCGGTAATTTTTAGCGACAGCGTTTTCCCTATGCTTGAAAGGGTTGACGCAGTACCTTGAAGGTCAGAAGTAACCTTGTTCATTTTTGCTTGGAAGTCGCTAATGTCTGCGCCGACTTTAATTACGACACGCCCGTCGCCCATTGTATCACTTCCTTCTGATCGGTATGGCTTCCGGCCCGATTCTTGATAAAAGTTCTTCTGCGGTTTCTTTGTTTATTTTGTTCTTACGCTTTTTGGTGGGATTACCAATCTTCCACAAGTCCGTCGCCCGAATCCGTTTATTCGAAAACATGTTCATTATGCACGCCGTGAAGTGGGCCATTACAAGTGCTTCGTTGTCCATGCGCCATTTAAACCCATCCATCCAGTATTCAAATTCCCGGGGCGTCATGTTCCAAAATTCATCGGGCTTTAGTCCCGTCATGCAGGCTGCCTTAAGGGGGACAAACCAATCGGTAAGTCCCCCCGACGTTAGTTTTTTTCAGGATCTCCCGCTTCGTCCTGTTCGTCCTGTTCATTCCGTGAAGGCGCAAAGGCTTCGGTAAAGGCCTTTAAAACGTCTTCGGATATGGTCTGCAGTCCTACTTCGTCGATATAGTCCCCCGCATCTTTCAGCGTGAAAGATTTACCCACGTTGTTGCCGCCAACAATTCCTACATAAACAAGCGCCCGAAGGTCACTTATGCTTATTCGGCCCGAAGAAAACGAAAGTACCACGTCGCCGAAGGGCTTTTTCAAAATATCTTCAAGCATCGATAGCGCATTTATCGTGAACTTTAGTCGATATCTGTTCATGCACATTTCCCCTAATTCGTGTTATTTTTAACTTTCGGAATTTACTTCTATAACTTCCCAATCATGATTAGGGTTTATGGATTGGGAATTTCTTCTATAACTTCCCAATCATGATTAAGGTTTATAGATACGGTTGCCGTGGCAAGGTCCCCGTCAGGTGACGCCGTAGATATGTTGGATATATACCCCGAAGATTCGTACACAAGTACCGTACCGTCGTTTAGCGTTACCGTGCGCCTGACAATCACTTCTTCGCCTTTGTTCCGTGCTTCCAAAAGTTTTACAAATCCGACGTCGGTTGGTGAATAAAGCGAACTTAATTCCAACGAGTCGCCCTTTTTGCCTGGTATCCAATGCTGATGTTTATCGTTTTTTACCGACGCATCGATTAAATTCAACGTCGATTCGGTAGTAAGGTCAGTTTGTTCACCTATGGTAACGAAAACGTCATTACCGCTACAAACCATCAATAAAACACTTCCACCTTCTAAAGCCAATTCCATCAATCCCCCTTATTTTCTGTATACAACAAATCTTAAATCTACCACGCCATGCCTTGTCCGCCCATCGGGATCAGTTAGCGTTTTTGCGTTATTCAATCCGCATAATACAACTTCATACCCTTCGACGGCAAGCGGTAAATCGAAAGCTGCCACAATTTCGTCCATTATTTCGTTTATTTCGGAAAATCCCGCATATTGGCCCCACACGTGAATGGTTTCGATAATTTCCACGCCGAAAGTCGTCTTGTTCGTCGAAGGAAGTACACGTGCTTCCCCAATTTTGACATACGGCATGGTCGCATTGGACGGGACCGCATCGTATACTTCGCAACTAACAGCTTGCGATACCGTGTCGTATATTGCCTTTTGAACTTCGTTAAGTGGTAAATTCATACTAATCATTTTCTATTTCACTTTTTAGTTTGGCGACTTCGGCTTCGGCGGCGGGGCGCATGTATGGTTGTGCTTCCATGTTTTTCGTGCCGTATTCCACATACGCAGCGTACGGCATTTCGGCCGACACAAAAACGTCATAATCCGATTCGAAAGATACGTTTATGGAATTGCGCAGCGCCCCCGTATCTACAGGGCATTCCCGCTTGGCGTTGCGCTGTATGTTAAGCGCACTTTTGATCACGGCGTTCTTTATCTTTTCCTTTTTGCTGGCCGTAAAATCAAGTATTTTCTTGTTTGCGCCCGAAATATCAACCGTTAATTTGATACCGTCCGCCATTTTACACCACCGAAATGCACTTTAATTCAAAAAATTCCCCGCTTTCATACGGGTCATTAATCGCCACTATTTCCAAAATTCTGTTTCGATGCCTGATCCTGTTTTCGTGCGGCTTTATTGTCGCATCTTGCCTTATTATAACACGATGCGTGACCGAATATCCAAGTTTTTGCGCCGTAAGCGTTTCGTCCATGGATAACGGTTCTACAAAGGCCCACAGCGTGCCCTTGTCGACCCATTCGGCTTTATATCCGCCAAGGCCGTCGGGCACTTTTGACATTTCCTGTATGACAATCACATGGCGTAGGTCCGCAGCTTTTATCTTCATAGCCACATTTCCCTATGCGGATTAAGAATATTTGCCGCAACTTCTACAACGTTTTTCATTGCTTCACCCTGCCTGTTTTCATACATGTTTGTGACAATAAGCAGCGTTGCCGTCCTTACCCATTCTTTGAAGGTATCCGTCCCCGCAATGTATTTGATAACGCCAAACTTGTTAATTAAAGCGCTATCGTTTATTACTAACATTTTTGTTGACAACACATACTTTGAAGGGTCAACTTCCACGCCGTCAACCTTGAAAGATATCACGTCAACGATTGGCGGGCGTGGTAGCCTGTTTTCCCCCGACAGTATCAAACCGACTTCCCATGTTTGCGGGCACGTAGAAATCCCCACGTATTCTTCGATAATGTCCCGTGCCGCACCTATTAATCCGGCCAACAAAAGGTCTTCTTCGTCATGATTTATGCGAAGGAATGTTTTCATTTCGTTTACCGTTACCGGAAGGGCTGTAGGTTCCGATATCTGGTTTATGTATTTAATCATGGCTACCACGCCCCGTTATTAATTGCGTTAGGTGCTCGAAGTAGGCGCAACCAAACGCAGGACCGCCATAGCGTCGGGCCTTACGATACCGCCGCCCACACGTTTCTTAACCTTTAATCCGACCAAGTCTTGTTCGGCATAAAGTTCGGTGAGTCTTTGCACGGACATTCCCGCACGATCAAGTATCACATAGCCAAGTTTAAAGTTTCCGAAAATTATTACGTCCTTGTCTGCGCCGCCAACGGTAACGACAGGTGCGGGCAGGAAGTCGTTGTTATATACGGGGTATCCCATCAGCGTTGCGGGCCTTCCCGATTGAATCGACGGTTCCCACAGCGGTATGTTAGACATTATCGATCCCGCCGAATCCTGCCCCTGCGCCTTCAACTTGCGTATTAACTTTTCAGTTGCGCTTGACATAATGAAAGCTGCATTCTTTTTATACTTTGCAGGCACTTTATATTCAAGTTCAATCAGGTCGTCAACCGTTATTTCGCCAGGCAATACCTTTTCTACACGTGGAACGATGGGGTTATTCGTTGCGTCTTTAGCGGCAACTATTCCTTCGGGTTCCCCCGCTGAATGCCCTTCGCCCATTACGAAAGCGGCGTCTTCGGCTTCGGCCATTGCGTTGGCGAATGCGTCACGCAGTATGCTTTCAAGCATCACGTCGCTGTCAGCAAGCAGGTCTTCGCCAAGCTTTATCAAGCCATTCAAGTTTTCTACGTGAATGTATGCATCGCCTGCGGCAACGGAACTTTCGAAGTCGCCCAAGTCTGCGGTATCCGACGCTTCCAGCTTGCCCCATCCGACGGTTACGTTAGTTAACGAACGCCGCCTTAAACGGTCGCTATTTACGGGCATTACCGTGCAAAGGTTTCGCATAACGGTTATGTTCGGCAGTGCCATTTGAATTTCGGATTCAAGTTCGGCAGGTATTAAAACGCCCGAAGTATCGTCGTTTGCAACAAGCGCAGCTTTAAGATCAGAAGGCATTTCGGCCTTTCCCTTACGAACGTATTCAAAGAACGCCCGTGCCTTGGTCCTGTCCTTGACATCTACCCCACCCGCAACGGGCCTGTTTAGCGCCGTTTCAAGTGCGTCGATGCGATTGTTAATCTTTTCTTCAATTTGCTCGAAGTCGGCCTTGGATATCACATTCTTTTGAAATTCTTCATACTTTTCCCGCAATTGTTTTAGTAGCCCCTGAATTTCAATTACCTTATCGTCCAACACTAATTCCCCCTTAATAAATTTTTCAATGCTTCAATTTCCTTTTCAAGTTTAAGTTCGGCTTCGTTATTTTCGTCCTTACACCAATTCACAACGCCCCCCAATTTGTTGTATGCCTTTATTATATCACGCCCGTCAACTTTTTTCAACAACAGCCAATCGGGCGCCATTGATATCGCTTTAACGGCGGTCAATATGTCTATGCCCATGTTATCCCACGGGGCGGTCCTTCCCATTTTTTCATAGTATTTACCCAAATGGCTTTTTATTTTTGCAACGTCTTCTTCGGGAATGTCGACCCCGCCACGGGCGCCTTGAATTGCGGCGGCTGCGGCAAACACGGCACGGGGAACGGCTTTAAGCCTTCCGTCTATCACGTCAGCTATGGGAAGTTTGTATGCCGAAAAACTGTCCCAGTTTTCACGATCGTACCATAAAAACGCACGACGGTATTTTTCCCAATCAACGTCTTCCTTGTCGCCAGTTCCGCCTGACGCCCACTTGCGCACACGTTCAACCGCCATGTCCGAATCCCATTCGGTATCTAAATCCGCCAGCGGCAGGTCTTGAAAATCTACGACGGTCTTGATGCACGTAACGACGGCCATCGGATTGGCGGGAAAAGTAACCACAGACCCTTCCCACAAGTCCACCTGCTTAAGAATACGCACGTCGCCTTCATACGACACAACCACGGGCTGATATCCTATCGAAAGCCCCGAAATTGCACCTTGTTTTAGTAACGCCTGCGCTTCACGCCCCTTTACCGTATTCATGTTTAGTTCGGCCGTTATAAACAACCCCGTATCGTCTTCCCGNCCGGTAAAAACACCAATCGGCGTAGAAGAATCGTGTTGCCACAACAGCGGGAATTTTTTCTTTTCCGCCAAGCTTTGTTTGAAGGCACCCCTGATTATTTTGTCGTTTTGAAGGTCTACGACCCCAAAAACGCTTAAATAACCTTCAACCAACCCTTCGTCGCTTACTTCCTTAATCTTAAGTTCGAAACTTTTCTTTTCCATTCGATTATCACCGCCAATTTTATTATTATACCACAAAAACTAATCTAAAACAACATAGCCAACGGTACAACGACATTGTTGATGGGCGGGTGGCACATATGCCGTTGTCCCGCTTGCCGTTGGAAAAGTTCCTTCAAGGTCAATGATTAACCCGTCCATTGCCCCGCAGAACGGACAAGTTCTTTCGTCATACGCCGTTATCCATTCCTTCACTACCTTCCCGTTAATATATCCCCTATCACGCCCTTCAAGTATTGCGTCGTATTGGCCAAAATTCCATGCGTACGAAAGTTCGGTTCTTGCTATTACGTCGGCCCGCTTTTTATGCAGAAAGCCCGCATATCTTTCAACCTGTCTTTCCACGATGTCCGCCGCAAGACCTTCGCCTGATATTTCGTTTCTGAATTTTGCCAGCGCCTGCGCCTGCGTTTCGGTAAGGCCAATCGTGTTGCGAATTATTTCACTAAGTTCCCTTGGCGGCGTAGGATTGTCGACGACGTATTGTTTAAGAATAAACCGTAATGCCCTTATTTGCGTTTCGGTAAAGTCGGATATAAGTTCGCCGCTTCGGTTTTGTATCCATTCGGCCATTCTGCGCCCAACCTGTGAATATGCAAAAATTCGCTGCGCACTTTTGGCGAAAGTATTCGATATTTCTTCGGCTATCTTGTCGCCCGCCGTAACTATTGCTTCTTCCCATTTTGGCGCAATAACGTCAAAAACAAGGTTGGAATAATCGGCCTTCCACGAATTTATAATTTCGTCGTATATTTCGGCGTTATTGATCATTTGCCGAATGTAGCCCTGTGATAGTTTTGCCGCCTGCGCCCGCCACATGCTTATGGCCTTATTCGAAAGGGCGCCTTCGTTCCTGTTAAGATATCGCCGCATGATACGATCCGAATCCCTTGTGTTAATCCTTGTCTTGTTTCCTTCAAGGTCGTCGAAAGTTAGGTTGCCTTCGTCGTGAATGTCGACTATGTCGCTTGGAATATCAGATCCGTACACGTTCATTATTCTTCACCNGTTATCGATTCCCCTATCGGGATCAAGTTTGCGGGCGCCAGCAGTGCGTCCCCGTCTACGGCAGCCCCGTATCCAAGCATTTCCCTTGCTTCGTTTGCGCTGATTATGCCAGCCAGCCGTGCATTGATTACCATGTTCCACACTTTTTGCCTATCTTCCTGCAACGCTTCTATATCTTCGGTGTCATAATCAAGAAAAACGTTGCTTTCGTTGAATTTCGGCACCAGCCACACGTTAAGTTCGTCACGAATTCTGTCCATCAGTGGCATTATCGTTTCTTGGTAGAAAGCTTTCCTTGCGTTTTCATAGTTCGAATACGTGGCGTTTTCGTGGTCGCCAATCAATTCGGGCGGAACACCGAATACGCTACATATTTCACGACTTGACGTTTTTAGCCCGCCCGCCCAGTCCATGTCTACGGGGGACAAGGATATCGTCTTCCAGTCCAAGCCGCCCCACAGTAACAACGGTGCCCCCGAATTCTTTGCACCCATCACCTGCGATTTAAGTTTTTGCGCAAGTTCGATTTGTTGTTTATCCGAAAGTTGCTGTTCGGCCACAAAGGCGCCCGAAGGGGTAGCACGGTTCTGCAACAAAGACACGTTCCACGCCCGGGCTTCGTTATTGTGATCGATGCTTCTAGCCGCCGCTTCGACAGGGCTAAGGCCGTACCAGTCATCCAGCGGATTGAAAAACTTAAAATGCATTACGTTTCGTGCTTCAATGAAGACCTTGCGTTCGCCTATGTCATATTCGTACCCCGCAACCGCATTTTTCACGTTCCCGGGAATTATCCGCATTCTATCAGGCCTTAATGCATACAATTCCTTAGGCACCCCATTGTTCGGCCCGACCGATTCGATAAAACCGTTCCCCGACAGATACAAGTATGAAACGAATTCGTTTATGAACGAACCCCACCCTTGATACGGGTTCGGGCGTTTTATTATTGCGGCAAGCCCGCCGTTTTCAACTTCATAAATGTTTCCACGCCTTCCACGTTTATACACAATCCACGGAATGCCTGCAACGGCGTCGCTTATTATACGAATGCATGCGAAGACATACGGGTTTCTTTTATAGCCTTCGTGCGCAAACGACCTGTAGTTAGAAGTCGACCACACGGGATTGTTCGGCGTTACGGTTAACAAGGCCCGCATTGTGCTGCTTTGCTTTCCGAATATTTTTTCCTTGATTTTGTTAAACAATTCACTTCCCCCTTATTCGTTTGTTGCTACCACAATCTTGCCAGTCCGGGCGCACCTTCGCCTACAGAATTTATTATGTATCGTAAGGCGTCAAGTGCNTGGTCATTTTGTTTTAACGGCTTATCTTCGCCCCGCAACTGCGCTTTGGTGTCCCACACGTACGACGCAAATTCACGCCTAATGTTTTTGCACCGTTCGGCAACAAGAAGTTCGCCCCCGTTCAACAATGAAGCCATTTTTCTTATTCCGGGCAAGACGGCGTTGTCAGCATCTTCAAGCAAAATGCCCCGCTTGGCACATTCGGCACGGAAGGACGCCGCAGAAGGATCGACGAAAATCTTTTCCACTTGAATGTCGCCAATAAACGATATCAAGTCTTGGGCGTAGTCATAGTCGGTTTTTTGTTTTCCCCGTTCCGCCGAATCCCAGTAATATTCGTCGACCACATACCACACGCCTTTGCTTTTGCCCGCAAGGATAAACGCCGTAGGATTTGCCGTTCCGTAGTCAACGCCGACATAGTATTCTTCGCATTCTGGAACGCTATCTGTAACATGCACTTCTTCGCTCCAAGAATCGAAAACGGCACCTTCGGCCTGCACCCACAGCCCTTCGATAAACCGCTTGTACCACAGCCCGCTATATTCCCGTTTCAAGGCATTGATATATTGTTCACTAATATTCGGGTTGTCTTCCAAAAGAAAGTGGAAAACACGCATATCAAGGCTTCCTGCCCTGTCTATGAAGTCCCTTTTCAACCAATGGTACGGCGAATCGGGGTTAGTCGTGCCGAAAAACTTGGCCCCTTCGACCGACAGTCGTGACAAAAGCGTGTTAAACAACGATTGGGGCCATAACGTTATTTCGTCGCCGTAGGCCCCCGCAAGCGTAATGCCCCGTATCTTTTCGTGCGACCGTTCGTCGTTGGCGTCGGCCGTATATACAACCGTGCCGTCAATATAAAGTTCGCCCTTGCTTATATTGAACGTTGCGATATCCCCGCATATGGAAAGCAAAACATCTATGACGTTTCGTTTTAGCGTCCTTGCCGTTTTTCCGATCATGATCAGTTTTGAATCGGGGTTCGTTTTTATGAATTCTAACCATCNAACCAGACTTGTAATCGTCTTTCCGGACCTTACGGCGCCTTCCCATATGTTCAATCGTGCATCGGAAAGGGCGATAGATTTCATTGCCTTTTCGGAAAAGGTCCCAAAATTAAACCTGGCCATCTTTTACTTCGCCCCCGCCCTGTTCTTCCTGCTTTAGCGCATTTCGGTATTTTTCTATTTCTTGCACAAGAACGTCAAGTGCGGTTTGCGCCTTTTCTGCGTCGGAATATTTGATGTGTTGCGAATCCCGCCACCTGTCACGGCACCTGTTCTTCAACCAGAAAATGCATGCAGTAACGTCGGGCGGGACATGTTTTTGCGTCTTCTTTACCTTTCCGGGCTTGTTTGGATCGCCATACGTTTCTATTTCCACGTAATCGTATCCTATGGCCCGTTGGTATAATGACCGTTCGACCTTGGCATCGGGCAAGTCCTTTCCTGCCTTTAGGGCGTCCATGAATTCGGGATATTTATTTTTCCACAGGTTTAATGTTGAAACGCCTATTCCAAGCCGTTCTGCGATTTCTGTATCAATCATTCCCTGACGAGCGTAATATTCGGCCAGAATGCAGTGATATTCACGGTTGTATCCCGTAGGTCTTCCACGTTTAGCCATTTTATCCCCACCTATGTTTGATTATACCACTATTTCAGTCGTGGCGCATCGCCAAGGCATTTGAAGTTGTCCAGCGGATAAATCCTTATGCCATTCTTGGTATCGTATTTTGGACCTTCTTCGAGCACGTCCAGCCAGTTTGCATAGACCTTGCCGTCCTTGGTGTTGAAATACAATAAAAGACAGCGGATTCCTGTGTCGTGATAAAATTTTAGGCGGGATTTTACTTGCGATATGTTAAGCCCCGTCCCCCAAAATGGTGGCGGCGCAAAGGGTTCTTTTATTTTAACTTCGATGACTATCCACGTGCCGTCGATTTTAAGCAGCCAGTCGGACTGAAAAAGCGTGTCGTAGCTGTAGTTTTCCTTTATGAAAATCCGGGCCATTTTTTCGCCGTCTATACCTGTTTGCGTTATGCTCACTANGCATTCCCCCTATTGTTTTTTGGTTTCTATCACTATTTGTCTTGAGTTTCTTTTCCTAGCAAGTATCGTATTGGACACGGTTTCCACGATGCCGTCCATGTCAAGGTCGTCAAGGATCACGTTAAAAACTATCCAGCCAAGTTTTATTGCTTCGCTTTGCCTTTTCAGCATGTCCGATACGCTTCTTGCGAACGGCGTGTATCCTGTGCCTATGTTAGCGTCAAGCGCCACTTTTACGCATGGCCACGCCACGTCGAACGAATTCCTTTTGTTTCCTATGCAATAGCCGAATACGGCATTTTCGCCCGTTTTTTCGCCTATTTCGTTAATAAGTAACGCCAACAGGAAAAAGTCCCCGCCAAACACGTCATCTATAAACATAGCTGTTCACGTTCCCGCCTTTCTTTTTCTAGGACTTTATTGTATATATCGAAGTCGAAGTATTTAACTATTTGTTCCAAAAACAGCCTGCGCAACACGTCGGGTTGCAATGCATCCAATTCGACCTGAACAAGCTTTCCCCGCTTCGACACGAACTTTTTAGCCCTTGTGTCCGTAGCCTTTCCCATTTGCGGCGGAAGGTCGTACTTTTCGATTTGTTCTTCGTTTAACGCTATTCGGATCGTCTTGTCAAAACAGCTTGTCCTTTTTATGAAGTCACGATCTATATCCACGCCCGACGGATCAAAATCGCCCGCATACAGCAAGATGGCTGGGCGTTGCTGCGAGATAACATCTTCGACCACTTCGTCAACGTATGATTGCGAAGAATATCCACCAAGTGCGAGAATTGGTATGCCAAGGTCGCCAAACCAAGACTGAATTTGCGCCACAAGGCCATTCTTTTCAACGCCGATATATAATGATACTTCCTGTCCTTCGGTCCTGTCACGCCTGTATATTTCGGCCAGCCACTTTTTTGCATCATAAACGCCATTAAAGCAGGCATACCGGTGAATTGTTCTTGTTCGATCAATTAAATCCGGAAACTTTCCAGCCCTTCTTGCTTCGGCCGTTCTTGCCGACAACGTTCGGTATACGCTTTGTGTGTTAGGAAGAATTCCAGCTGATACCAGCCTATAGAAAAGCTGCCTTAAAGTCACACCGGTATCATAGCCGTTAACTATTTCCGCCGCCTGTTCAAGCACCCTATTCCACGATATTCGCATTCAAGCATCCCCCCACAAGATTTTTTGTAACATTGTATATATTATAACACATTTTGCTAAATCTTTCAAAATTCGCATACATGTATAACCTGGGGCGTAGTATGTTCGTTGCTGTTTGCGTCGTGTCGAACATACCACGCCACCCTGACTACTTACATTCAGACAGCGTTTTGCCTATGCCGGCTTCTGCGTCTACAGGGATTGGACCGATACAGTCTTTTACATTCAAGCTTCCCCCTTCTATCAGTCTTCGTAAACTTTCGGTAATATCGCTTGAAATAATGCCCTTGTACCGTGCCTTTGCCTTCTTTATATCGTCCTTGTTAAGCCCTAGTTCGTAACCCAGGGCATTCCTTACGGTTTCGTTCACTAAAGCCGCTATTTGACTGTAACTTTTGCCTTCCCAGTTCTGGGGTTTTGGAAAAGTCCCGTGAAGATAAGCCCCCAGCAGCGCCATGACGTAGGGACGTAGAATTTCCATTTCGTCGTCGATCTTCGTGTCCCTGAGATAATATCCCGAACGTCGAATATCCCGCCGTGCAGTAGCATAAAACATAAGCCTTTTGACCTGCCTTTCTTCTTTAAGCGGGATATACATCTTTTCGTGGGCGTCCCGATACTTCCTGACGTCGATAAATTCTTCCATGTCCTTCCAGGGGACGGTAGCGAAGGAAAGGTGTTCATAATGCCTTCCGCCAATTTCGATGTGGTCGGTTATAACGCTTTTCATGTCGGGCTTTCTTTTGAAGTCGTATTCCCACTTGATAGACTTCCTTTCGACCTTCGCAACTTCCTTATTTTTCAACAGGTAGTCGCTTAATGAAGGCAGTATTTTCTTTTCATAGGTTACCCGCCCAGTTCTTGAAAGAAACAGTTCGGCTAAATATTCCGTTTCCCTGTTCTTCTTTTCCATTTCCGAACTGAAGTTTCCATCAAGACCCTTAAAGTAATAACCCGCCTTGGCTTGCGGCAATTCCCACGTCTGGCCGTCTTTTATTTCGCCAACACCGAAGCCCCCACGTGTCGTAAAGATGACAAGATCCCTTGCTTTGCGTTTTATTTCGAACATGTCGTCTTTACCCGCTGCGTAAAGTCGCTTTTGTCGGTATAATTCCCCAAAGCCGTAGGCATCAAGCCCGAAGACCACTTCCGGCGGTGCATCGGACAAGAAGCCGTCTGTCGTAACTGATGCTATGCGGTATCCCTTCCGCACAAGTTCCGTCATTGACGCAGTCACACAGGCCCGGATGAAAGAAGTGACGTAGGCAGCCATATAGGGCATGGTTATCGACGAAAAAGGGGTTTCCTGCGTCTTGCGTTTCCTTGTTGAAAAAGCCCGCTTGCCGCTTAAACCCTGTCCCAGCTTGCCGTATACCGAATTACTTACTTCCTTCCACAGCAAGTCCGGAATTGACTTCTTGCCATATTGCTGTTTCGCCTGTTCCCGGTTTTCTATCATGACCTTTATAACTTCACCGAAGACGTTATCGCCCATAGGAACGACATAGTAAGAACCATTTACAGGCGTTATCTTCGCACCCAACTGCCCTGCTAGTATTATTTCCGGTGACGTCGCCCAAGTACGGCCCTTAAGCGGAAATATCAAGCCCCTGCCTTCGTCGTCTTTGATGGGAAAGCAGGGAAAGGGCGTATCGGGCGGAAATTCGAAGTCGATCAAGACACAAACGTATTCATCGATACCAATTTCTTTCAAGTCCGTCCTGGTATAACATTCGGAAAGCAACGGCGTCCCAAGCATCTGCATACCAATGGGATAAGCCCCCGCCAAGTCGTAGTCATACCACGGCCCGTGATGAATGCCGTATAAAAAGCATTCGTTCCGTCCGCCGTAGTAACTGTTGCTTGCCGCCCGCATTGGTAAGTCAAGTTCATCCGCCCACTTTTGCATCGTTATCACCTTCCCCTTCTTCTCATCGATAAAAACTTTTCGCCCAAGAAAGTTGACGTTAAAGTCCTTTGCCTTCCAGCCCATCTTCCGCATAATTTGCTTCTTGACCCAGCTTGCCCCCAAACTTGCCATCGTTACCGGCAGAAACCTTTGTTTTGTCATCTTTTCCGTAAAGCCCTGAACTGAAAAAGCCCAATAAAGCGTGACAACAGGATCGATAGACGCATAAATTAGAAATTCAAAGGGATCATTATCCAAAAAAGTTTTCATGTCCGACTTGTCGTATTGCGGCGGAATTTCAACTTTGCCGATACCCAAGACCTTGCCTAACGCTTCCAAACTGCTACCTGCAGGCGCAAGAAGCGTAGTATCCCGAAGAAAGATGCTGTGACGGCAACCATGACGGGAAAAGTCTTGAAGTCGCATAGATACCGGCTTTTCGATGGTAACCAACGTCTTTCGCAAGCTGTCGGATGCTTCCATCATGTCGTCGTAGTTTTCGGTCATCGTGTAGTCAACGCTTCCAAAGTGGGAAACAACCCAAATGCGGGACGAAGTCATAAAGTCGAAGTTCAGCCCTTGCTTGTTCATATCTTCGAAAAACCACGATAGAAGCACGGAAAAGGGAAGTTTCTTGCCGCCAGCAAAGCATATCCAAGCGTACATTTCGCCGTCAAAAAGTGTGGAAAGCTGGTAGCTTAGCACATGGCGGGCTTCGTTGTCTTGGTAGTATTCGGTGTCAAAACCAATGAAATATTGCGGGCGGGACTTCTTTTTCTTGGGTGCCAATTTATCGGCGGGGACAAGTGGTGCCAAGTTACTATGGATATCCATAGTCAGTTTTGCACCGTCTTGAAAAGCCAGTCCCCGCAAGGCGTCTTTAGTACTGTA